GAATTAAACCCACGGTTAAAACCTATGGATGTTTATAAAGAAATAAACAAAATGAAGTTAAGTAAGAAGGGATTATCAACATCGCAACCTGGTTTAAATTTTATTAGAGGCCTTAGAGAACAAGCAGAAGCATCTGCTGATACATTAAGATTTGAAGCTAATAAAGCAATAGCAGACTTGCCTACAGTTGGTTTAGAAGAAACTGTTACTAAAATATTTAGACCAGGTGGAGCATCAAATATTGAGCTGTTAAAAAAAACAGTTAGTCCAGAAGTATTTAAAAGCGTTCAAAACACCAGCATGACTAAGCTCTTAAAAAAATCTGTTGATTTAGGTGGTAATGGGAAGATTACAGATCTATTTAAACCAGCTCAATTAAAATCTGTTTTAGATAGTTACGGCGATGACACTTTAAATGCTATGTTTGGCAAAGACATTTCTCAAGGTTTAAGACAATTTCAAAAAACAATTGATGCAACAACCTTTGGTGAGATTGGAAGAGGTGGAGCTGCAGGTACCTTGATTGCTGCGGGTATTGCGGTAAACGCTTTAAACATACAAATGTTGCCTGTTGTTGCAGGACTGGCAATTGTTAGAAACGTTTTAAGTAAACCTGGATGGGTTAAATTTATGACCAAGACAGATAAAGGCGCTATTATGCAAGCCATTGATGCTTTTGAAAAAGCTGCAAGACAAGAAGGTGTAAGGTTAATAGGTGGAGCAGTAACTGAAGGTGGGAATATTATTGAAGGATTTAAAGGAGACATAGTTGATGAAGCTCAAAACTTTATAGACACTTCAGATGCGGCACAGCAAATTAAAGGTACTGTAGGAGAGGTTTTGGAATCTACTGATGATATGCAAAATCAATTACGACAACAATCACAAAAAATTGTTAAAAGTTCTATAGAATATCCAGAAGTAAAAAGTGTTCAAGGTTTAGATCCAGCAAGAATTGATTTTGCTGAAAGATTATATGGAGGAAGAAGAATAATCTAATGAAAAAATATGCCCCAACAACAAACCTTAGTAAAGAACAACAGGCTTGGGTTAAAAAACAAGAATTATATAACTCTCATCCTATCTATAAAGAACCTATTGTTAGAAAAATATGTGAAATGTTTGACGGTAAAGTTTTATTAAACTCAATTAAACATAACGCAATAGAGTTTTAGTAACCTATTTCATTTCTATCCATACCCAAAGGTTTATCTGACAAACAAACCCAATCTTTTAATGGAATATGTATGTAAGGCTCATTGTCCTCATCGTATGTAGGAGTTTCATTTACATTCATTCTTACATCATAAATAAAATCTTTTTTCCACTCATGCATGTAAATACCATCAGTCATTGCATAAACTATAATAAATGGGACACCTGTTGCAAGAGCAAAAGTAGATCCTCTTCTTAGTTTATTTGTAGATAATATTAAAGTGTCATACTTGCTAAATTCAAAAGTGCGACATTTAACTTCGCACCAATAACATTTATTTTTTGACTCAATCCAATAATCTAGTGAATAAGTTGTGGGTAACTTAAAGCAAGATACCCCCCATAGTCCTTCTAAAAATCCTGCAACTCGTTCTTCTCTTTTCTGATCGTGATGTGTTTCTAAACTAGGTGTTTTCATAACTACTCCTTTATAAACTATTTAATAATTTTAACTTCATGTTCTGTTTCGATAACCACTCTAGCACCACAAGACAAAATAGGTTTGTCATTGCCGCCATACTTTACTTTTGCTGGACCTAGTATTTCTACTTCATGACAATATGTATTTGTTTTACCCCGTTTAATTGTAATAACTGGCTCATTAGTATTGTTTTTTTTGTTAGATCTAATTTTATGTTGATTTACATGAACATAAGTTTTCATAATTATTCCTCAAAGAAGTTAGGATCTACGGCAACAAACCTTTTGGTTGGTCTGCCTTTACCCCCAACCTTAATTTCAATTTCTTGGATTTCTCCAGCGTTTATTAATCGTTCTATTATTTCCTTTACTTCATATGACTTCATGCTTCTAAATAGTTCATGTCTGTCAACCTCTCTTTTAGATATTCCTTCTTGTTCTCTTGATCTTATAAAAGACAAGACTTGTTTAATTTTTGTTTCATTGCCGCTGCTTGCAACTTTATCTCTACAGGCCTCAATAAACAAAAGATCGTAATACTTTACATAATTTATAGCCCATTGGGTAATGTCTGCTGTAATTTTTTTAGCGTCTGGGTTAGATGCTAGTGTGCATAAAAGAGAAAGCCTCATTGCTTTTTCCCTAGATCTAGATAGTAATGGCTCTAAGTTATCTCTCTCAAGTATGTCTTGTCTTTTAACTATCTCCCTAGCAAAGTCTTGCAATAATTCTTCTGATTCTTTATCAAAATCCAAAACTATAGGATTTAAATCAATCTCTGCATTATCACGCATTACATCATCAGTTTCGTTTCTATACCTTCTAATGTAATTAACCCAATTAGTAATGGTTATAGGCGCTTTAGTAAATTTCTTTAAATCAGAAACACGCCTTGGTTCTTTTGATTCTATTACCATAAATCTATTTAAAAACCCGTCTGCAATACGCCCGCCATTTAAAGCTTTGTAAAAGTTTTTAGGGACTGATAAGCCAACCAAAGTAATAGCTGGTTTGTGAGTTACCCTAGCCATCATTTGTTCTTTGTATTGTTCTTGGACGCCCATTAAAGAGTAGTTATCTGGTCTTAAAGTTCCATGACATCGACCCCAGGCCTCCATTAATGTTTGTATGCCGTCTTCTTTGTTAGTGTTCCCCTGGGTGCTTATGGCTTCTAATCTCTTGCCAAACTCATCCATAATTGTAATTTGAGTTGGCCTCATTTTTAAAACAGAATGAACTGCACCACTTGATGTATAGCCGTCTCCTACGACTAAAGTTTGATGCTCTGTAGTATTTAATATTTGCTCTACAAAAGTTTTTATATTTTCTTTACCTTGTCCTGACTTAGCAATACACATAAAAAACAAAGATGAAAAGTTATTCATGTTTGTTCTATAGATCCTTCCGCAAGTAACACTTGCTAAAGATAAAGCTGCAACTAAAGACAGCTCTGGTTGGGGAACTTGAGCAATACTTTCGCAAAACTCAAACATATCTTTTAATAAACCTGGAGGATTAAATAAATCTTTCGGCCTCTCTATAGATTGTTGTGCTTGTACAAATAATGGTGCTTGTTGATTTTTTCTGTCATGTGTCGCTTTAACACTATGAACAACCATATCTATTTCAGATTGTGGCAATGGTGGGTTGTTTTGCACATTCCAAGATTGCATAAAAAATTTTATAAAATCTACGTTTACATTTTTAGATATTAGATATCCTGCAAATCTTGCAGCTTGGTCATTCCTACTCCCCTCTTTAACGCCATCTAATGAAAATGGTGCCGTTGCATTCTTACTTACATTTTTTGGAACTCCAGTAATCTTTAACCACTCTTGTTCAGTAAAGTTTGGAAGATCTGTAAAATCATGTAGATCCCATTCAGCTAGAACTTGTGGCCTGTAAACTTGTCCATTCGCATGTCTGTTATAGGGTGCTATTATTAAGCCACCTACACCTCTTATGTCTATAAGTCTTTCAGTAGGAGTGTCGTTTGTTCTTCTTGTGGCAAACGTAGTGTAGTTTTGTGGGTTATTATAGTAATAATGCATACCTTTGCCAGTTATTACCTTAAAAGGCGTTACAGGTAGGTTGTTTTCAACCCAACTCATACTCTCTGGACTGTCTGCATCGACTACTAAAAATTTCCCACAAACTAACGCTACCTGTAAGTTATCCCTATCTTTAAACCAACTTTTAACTAAAGATTTTTTTGGTCTTTCAGTTTTATATTGTTCCCACCCTCCGAGAAAAGAAGGTGGTTTTTTATTTGATCTTTGTAGGGGTACTACATTTAACCCGTCATTAAAATAAGCTAATGCTATATCTAACGAAGAATCATTCTCGTTAATGTTGAGTTGAAACATTTATTATGCTTCAACTATATCTTTCATCTCGCCGTAGATAGATTCATAATCTAAACGACCATCTGTTGCTCTAATAATTTTTTTAGCTTGTGCAATAGATGGTTGTCTATATCCGTATCTCCACGCTTTGATTGACGCCTCAGAAATATTAAATAATTTAGCAGCCTCGGGCATGCCTAAAAATTCAATATATTGTTTTAATGTATATCTTTTCACTTGTCTATCCTTATATTGTGGTTGAATGTTAATGCCCTCGAGCTTCTTGAGTTCTCTGGATGATAATGTTTTGATTCTAAAATAGTAATTAGCTAACCAAACAAATTCCTTATTACTCAATCTACTCCCTCGAAAATATTAATTTTACACATTGTAGTTTTTTTATGTATAATAAGTCAATAGAGGAGGACTCAAAATATGAGCATACAAAATAGAATAGTAAGCCCTGATGATTTAGTAGATAAGCAGGGTGCAAAGATACTTGTATACGGCGCAGCTGGATCGGGTAAAACACAACTTTGTTCGACAGGACTTGGAAAAATTTTGGTTATAAGCGCCGAGGCAGGGTTGCTTTCAATCAAAGACTGTAAGAATGTAGATGCCATCGAGGTTAAAGAGGCGTCTGAGGTAATGCAGATTCACGACCTGTTGGTCAAAGGCGAACTTCAATATGATACTGTTTGCTTAGACTCGATTTCAGAGATAAGTGAAATATTATTAAGTTGGGAAAAATCTCGTAACAAAGATCCGAGGGCTGCATATGGAAATGTGCAAGAATCTGTTACTAATGTTATGAGAGCGTATCGTGATCTAAAGATGCATGTTGTTTTTGTTTGTAAAATGGAAAAACAAAATGTAGACAATATCATGTCATACGAGCCTAAAATGGTTGGTACTAAATTAGGCCAATCTATCACTTACTTCTTTGATGAGGTTTTAGCACTTCGTGTTATAGAAGATCAAGATGAAGACGGCAAAATAATTAAAAAAAGATGGCTTCAAACTGAAATAGGTCAAGGGCATACTGCCAAAGATAGAAGTGGAAAGCTAGAATCTTTTGAAGAACCAAACTTAGCTTCTTTAATTCATAAGCTAGGTTTTGCTGTAGAGCAAAAACAACAAAGCCCAAGAACTAGCATGAAAACTAAAATATCCAGAGATGGTTATGTTTCTAGTAGCATAGCTCCCCCATCCCCATCTGGAGATAAGCCTGCTTTCTAATAGGGCGTGTTTATTTTAATAAGGGGCGAAAGCCCCTTTTTTATTGTTTGTTAGAAAGATCTACAGTTATGACTCTGCCACTTGCATAACTTGTTTTTCTGTAATGGGTGTCTTTACTGCTTTGATAATAGTATTGAGTTACTTGATTATTCTTTTTTTCTAACTCAAGTTCTTTTTTTCTTTCATTTTTAGCTTGAATGTCTTTTGGATATGCCATTATTTATTA